GTTACCTTCTAATGAACCTAATGACATCTACAATGAAGTTGCACAACAAGCTCAAGTATTAGTAGAAGCTGATGCTGCAGATGGAAATGAACTAGCCAAACAAATCCTAGCATTTGGAATAGATAGAAAATGTACCAAGAGGGCAGTAATGATAACGCCTTATAATGGTAGCAGATTTTCAGCTAGAAAATATGTTGAGGAAGCAATTCAAGAAAGAATTGATAAAGGTGAAGTTCCTCAATGGGATGATACATTTAAAGCTTCTCAATATTTATGTAATCATGTTTGGGATAGCATTAGCACTGTCATTTCTTCTGCTAAAGATGCAATGGATTTTATTAAAGAAATTGCAGGTGCTTATGTTGAAAAACAAAAACCAATGGAATGGAGAACCCCTACTGGTTTTCTTGTAGTTCAAGACTATCCAGACTTAGAAAGTCGAAGAATTAAAACTTGGATAGATGGCAATATTGTAAGCCTATCATTTCAAGAGCCAATAGATAACACTGTCTGTAGAGGAAAAACTATAAGTGGTTCTGCTCCAAACTTTGTACATTCTTTAGACGCTTCAGCATTAGTCAGAACAGTTAATAAATGTGCAGAAGAAGGTATGTCTCAATTTAGTATGGTGCACGATAGCTATGGCACTCACAGTCCAGAGCTTCCAGTGATGCAAGAAATTCTAAGAGAAGAGTTTGTTAAAATGTATGAACAAAATGATGTACTAGATGACCTTAGAGATCATGCCATTAGAACACTTGGACATGACAACTTACCAGATGTTCCAACTAAAGGATCACTTGATTTAAAGCAGGTTTTAAAAAGCGAGTACTTCTTTGCTTAATTTCTAAAGTTACACTATAGCTACTATGTTACGTTAACTATAACAATATAGATATATATACGTTAACTTGTCATAGTGAGCAAGAAGCAAGACGAAACAAAAAATAAGGTTTTAAACATGTCACTATACGAAAATATTCACAAGAAGAGAGCCAGAATTAAAGCAGGTTCAGGTGAGAAAATGAGAAAGGTTGGAAGCAAAGGAGCACCTACTGCTGCCAATTTTAAAGCTGCTGCAAAGACAGCAAAGAAAAACAAATACCAAAAATAAGGAGCAGTAAATGAAAAATGTCATACAGGGTAAAGCTATGTGGGCAAAAGTCTATGATGCAGATACCAAGTTTGATCCTAATGGTATCTACTCTATCTCTGTCCTAGTGCCAGAGTCTGATGCACAAGAAATGTGTGAACACTTGGATGGTCTAGCTAAAAAAAGATTAGCTGAAGAGATAAAGAACAATCCAAAAAGAAAAGATTTAACTTTAAGGACACCTTTTGCACCTGCCACAGATAAAGATGGAAATGAAACAGGTGAAATAGAATTTAAGGTTAAGCTTAAAGCTAAGTTCCAATCAAGGGATGGTAAATGGTTTACTCAAAAACCTTTGGTCGTAGATAGCAAGCGAACACCTATGACTAAGGATAATTTGATTGGCAATGGATCAACCATCAAGGTAGCCTTTGAACCAATTCCTTATGTGATGATGTCCTCAAAGACTTGCTCAGTCTCTTTAAGATTGAAAGGTGTGCAAGTCCTTAACCTTGTAGAATATCAAGGTGACTTATTTGAAGATGAAGATGGTTTCATAGCCAAAGCAGCTAATGACAATATTGGTGAGGTGGCAGTTGAAGCAGACTTTTGAACAAAAGGTCATGTCTAACTTAACAGCACAGGGAGTGGAGTTTGAATTTGAACCCCACTCTCTGCCCTACTCAGTAACTAGAGATTATATACCAGACCTACTTATTGGTGAGATGTATATCGAGATCAAAGGTTACTTCCGACAGGATGCTCAGAGAAAAATGAGAGCTGTCAAAAAACAACATCCAACAAAGGATATTAGATTTTTATTCCAACGAGCTGAAGCAACTATTCAAGGTGCAAAGAAGCGAAAAGATGGAACAAAAATGACCTGTCGAGAGTGGGCTGATCGTTATGGATTTTTATGGGCAGAAGGCGAAAGGATACCAGAACAATGGATAAACTAGCACCCTTATTATTTAGATTGGCAGATGTCATTATGGAAGATGATAGTCGTTTTTCAGATGAAGAAGTTCAGCAACTTTCCCAAACATTTAAGTCTTTAGCTGAGTATTTAGACTTGGAAGAAAACAATGAACTCCATTGAGCAAGTAGGCGAATACGTCTGCAAAGGTGAATGTGAGAAATGTGGTTCTTCTGATGCTAATGCTCTCTATAGCGATGGTCACACATACTGTTTTAGTTGTGAGACCTATACTCCCCCAGAACAGGATGTGGAGATGAAAGAAATAGTGAAGACACAGAACACTAACTTCAATCCTGTCTCTGGCGAAGTAGTCGCTTTACCTAAACGAAAGATCAATGAGCAGACAGTAAGACACTGGGGGTACACTTGTGGTGAGATGAATGGCAAAGCTGTTCAGATTGCTAACTATTATAATAGACACAGACAAGTAGTAGCTCAGAAGATACGTTTTCCTAATAAAGAATTTCTTGCCATAGGTGATTTTAAACAATCTCCTTTGTATGGAATGCACCTTTGGCGAGATGGTGGAAAGATGTGTACTGTTGTTGAAGGTGAACTTGATGCACTTTCTTTATCACAATGTTTTCAGAATAAATGGGCAGTTGTCTCTGTAAGGTCTGGAGCAGCAGGAGCAAAGAAAGACATCAAGAGAGCTATAGATTGGCTTGAACAGTTTGAAACAGTTGTCTTTATGTTTGACCAAGATGAGGTTGGACAAAGAGCAGCTAGAGAATGTTCAAGCTTACTCTCACCAAGCAAAGCTAAGATTGCTCACTTACCATTAAAAGACGCTTCTGAAATGCTTCAAGAAGGAAGAAGCAAAGAACTCATTGATGCAGTTTGGGAAGCAAAAGTTCACAGACCAGATGGTATTATTTCTGGAGCTGAACTTTGGGAGACTATAACATCCAATGAAAATGTTGAGAGTGTTTCTTATCCTTACAATGGTATCCAAGATAAAACTCATGGCATAAGAAAAGGTGAGATTGTTACCATCTGTGCAGGAAGTGGTATTGGTAAAAGCCAACTAGTCAGAGAGATAGCACATCACCTTCTCAAGCAAGAACAGACGATAGGTTATATAGCATTAGAAGAAAGTGTTAGAAGAACTGCACTTGGTCTAATATCTTTAGAACTTAATAAACCTGTACACTTGGGAAACCATGAGGTTTCTGATAATGACTTGTGGGAAGCTTTCAACAATTCTGTGGGTAATGGAAGAGTATATTTCTATGACCACTTTGGTTCTTCAGATGAGGACAATCTCCTATCCAGAATTAGATACTTTGGTGTAGCTCTAGGATGCAAATATATCATTCTGGATCACCTCAGTATTGTTGTCAGTGGACTAGAAGGTGGAGATGAAAGACGCATCATAGATAACACCATGACCAAGATAAGAACTCTTGTTGAAGAGCTTGGTATTGGCATGATCTTAGTCTCTCATTTGAAAAGACCTAACAGTGACAAAGGACATGAAGATGGACTTAAAACTAGCTTGGCTCAATTAAGAGGGTCAGCAGGTATAGGTCAACTCAGTGACATTGTCATTGGTCTAGAACGTAATCAACAAGCCAAAGAAACGTCTGATCTTAGTACTGTCAGAATCCTTAAAAACAGGTGGACAGGTGAGACAGGTATTTGCTGTCAGCTTCAATACTCAAAAGAAACTGGAAGAATGACAGAGCAGTTAGAAGAGGTAGATTTTTAATGAAACAAGAAGATCAAGAATTTTTAAAATCTGAATATCTTAAATACTTAATGTTCTTATACCATCTAGAATTTGATGATGGTATTGAGGTTGGTAACTATCCAACTTATGACCAGTTCTTAGAAATAAGAGCTGAAGAGCAAAGCATGTCTAGTCATGCCTTACACTGAGTATGTGTTTGACCTAGAAGCAGATAACTTACTTGATGATGTAACTAAGGTTCACTGTATTGTCTTATCACAAAATGACAAAGTAATCTCGTTTCCACCAGAAAAGATTAAAGATGCCCTAAAGTTAATGAGTAAGGCTGACAAGCTTATTGGTCATAATATAATAGACTACGATTTAAGAGTTTTAGAAAAAGTATGTAATTGGAAATTCGAGGGTGAAGTATTTGATACCCTCGTTGCTTCTAGAACTATTTGGTGTCATCTCTATCAACTCGACTTAGAGATGAAAAAGATTAATACAAATCTTTATGGCTCTCATAGTTTGAAAGCTTGGGGTTATCGTTTGGGTGAATTAAAAGGTAACTTCAATCAAGGTTCAGAGTCTTTTGAGAAGTACACAAAAGAAATGCTGTCTTATTGTATCCAAGATGTGAAGGTCACTTCTCTCTTATATAATAAGATATTGAAGAAAGAGTTTAGTGAAGACGCTTTAGATTTAGAACATAAGCTTCACACTCTTCTTATCAAGCAACAAGAACATGGTATTCATTTTGATGAAACCAAAGCTCAAAAACTATACAGTCAATTAGCTGCTCGTAAGCAGGAAATAGAAGACGAGTTACAAAGAGTCTTTGAACCAAATATCATCGTTATGAAAACCAAAACGAAGACTACTCCCTTTAACCCTGCATCTCGTCAACAGATAGCAGGAAGATTAAGGAAGAGAGGTTGGAAGCCTACTGAGTTTACACCCTGTGGTGAAGCAAAGGTAGATGAAAATATTCTGGAAAAAATAGATATACCAGAAGCAAAGTTGCTACGAGAATATTTGATGCTCAATAAAAGACTTGGGCAAATAGCAACTGGAAAACAAGCATGGTTAAAACTTGTAAAGAAAGGAAAACTTCATGGAAGGGT